CCGATGAAGGCGGGCTCGGCCAGGGTGAGATCCAGCTTGTCCGCTACACCCCAGGCGCCGAACCCGCCAATCCCTGGGATCCACCTGCCGCGCCAACACCGGTCGTCACGCCGCTCAATGGTGCCGCGCGCGGTGTCGGCAAGGAGTTGATCGGCGCGCCCGTAGAGACAGGCGGCCAGATCGTCGCGACCGACGAGCAAGTGATCGTCGCGCCATGGGGTGGCGCATACGAGCCCGGCGACGTGCTGGAGATCGACGCCACGCCAGTCACCATCCTCAAGATCGAGAATATCCCCGCAGCGGGCACGGTCTGCGCGATCCGATTCGTGGTGCGGCGATGATCAACCGACCAGCCCCGATCCGGCCTATTGCACCTCAGGCCACACTGGTGCGCACCGGCGCTAGCCTCTTTGAGCTGCCCGGCTGGTTCGCGCGCCTGATCGGCAAGCCGAATCCCCCGCTTGTGCGGCCAAAACCAAGAGGCAGCGGGGCATGATCGCCGAGCTGCGCGCCCTGATCGACAAGCTTTCGCCAGCGCTTTCGGCCGCCTTCCTCGAGGCTATCGAGAACCTGCGTACCGGGATCGACTTTCGCCAGCTGCTCGATGCGCTGCGTCGAGGTGATCTGGATGCGGCAGTTGACGCGCTCAACATCGATCGCGGCGCGTTCGGCGGCTATGTGCTGGAACGTCAGTCGGCATTCAGCCAGGCTGGCGCAGTCGTCGCCAAGGATCTGACGCAGGAACGTGCCCGGGCCTTTCGTGCGCCGTCCCCACCTTCCCTGCGCGCGCCAGAGACGCTGCCTGACGGCCCTTCGCGGCCACCACCTCCCTCGCCGCCATCGCTTTCGCTGGACGGGCCGGAGCCAACGCGCATCACGTTCCGGTTCGACATGACCAACCCGCGCGCGGAGAACCGGATTCGCACCGAGGCGGGCACGCGCATCGCCGGCTATGTCGACGAACAGGTTGAGACGGCGCGTCGCGTTATTGCGGACGGATTTGCTCGCGGTGAAGGGCCGCAGACGATCGCCACTGACATCGCTGGCCGTATCAATCCTCTCAGCGGCCGGCGCGAGGGCGGAATCGTCGGGCTGTCCGACCCGCAGGCCGGGTACGTCAAGAGCATGCGGGAGCGGTTGCTATCAGGCGACCCCGACGAAATGACCAAGGTGCTCGGCAGCTTCGACCGCGACGGCAAGTGGGTCGATGGCACCGGCATGACCCTGCGTGACAGGCGCTTCGATGCTCAGATCAAGCGCGCGATTGCGGCGGTCGCCAAGGGCAAGCCCAACCCACTGACCCGCGACAAGATCGACGAGATGGCGGCGAAATATTCCGACCGGCTGCTGAAGCGGAGAGCGGAGGATATCGCGCGAACGGAGACGGCCCAAGGCGTGATGTTGGCGCGGGCCGAGGCGACGCAACAGGCACTCGACAAGAGCGGGCTGACCGATGCGGCGGTGTTGAAGACGTGGATGCACAGCGGCGGGCCCATTCATGCGCGCGATTGGCATTTGGCGATGAACGGCAAGACGGCACAGGGCCTGTCCGCCCCGTTCTTACTGCCTGATGGCTCCGTGATGCTGCACAGCCATGACCCTGCCGGCGGAGTGGCGAACAATGCCAATTGCCGATGCAACACTGACTTCGCGATAGATTGGGCCTTCGGGCTGCGTTAAGGAGAAAGACAATGGTATGTGTCGATTGTGAAGCCCGCCGGAAGGCGCTGCGAGACGCGCTTCTCCACGGCAAGATGGCCGAGGCGCTGGACATCACCGTCGAGGGCCTGCGGGTCATGATCGGCATTGATGCTGGCGCGGATCATCGGAAGGAGGCGGCTGAAAAGCCTGTCGCCGATCCGATCGACCCGATCAAGGTCCCGGCCAAGGCCAAGTGAATGGCCTGGGAAGGCGTCGATCCTTCGGCATGGGCGGGCCTGACCACCAACGGCCTGACCGCGCTCCTGCGCAATTCGGTGCAGGAGCTTGCCAAGGAGGCGTCCACCACGATTCCCAACGGCGGGCGCGTGCCGGTGAAGACCGGCAACCTCGCGCGGTCTGTGATCGTCGATAATAAGCCGCCGCAGATCATCGAGGGGCTGGCGAAGGGTGACTATTCGCTTGGGATTGCCGGGATCGTGCCAGGGGACACCGTTTATATCGGCTGGCAGGCCGCTTACTCGCGCCGCATGAACTACGGCTTCGTCGGTGCCGATAGTCTCGGCCGCGTGTATAACCAGAGCGGCTATGGGTTCGCCGAAGCGACCGCGGCGAAATGGCCCGCCATCGTCCAGGCGCAGGCCGCGAAAATGGGAGGCAGGTAATGCCATCGATCGAGACGACAGACTGGCTCGCCCTCAAGTCCCGCATTGACACGCTGGTGACGAGCCCGGTCATGACGCGCTTCGACCCCGACGCCATCGTGACGCCGCCCACGGATGCAATCGGCCCCGCGCCGTACATCCTGCTGTCCGACGTGACCAATGACCCAGTGCGCGTCGGGCTATCCGCGCGGCCTGTGGTCGGCGTCGATCACGTCCGCAGCGGCGCCCTGATGCTCACGGTGCAATGGCCGATCTCGCGCGCCGTGACGCATACGCAGCTAAAGGAGATCGGCGGCCAGATCGCGGCGCACTTCCCGGCTGATACCTGCATGACGTTCGGGCAGTCGCGGCTGCGGGTGACGGCTGATGCGGCGGCGATGCAGGCCTATGTCGAGGGGGCTTATCGCGTGGTGGTAGTGCGGGTGTTCTGGAACTCGATGTAGCCTTCGCCGAGATCAACCCACCCGCTTAACCACCAGCCCGCGCGCCTTCATCTGGTCCAGCAAGCTCCCCGCGCCGACTAGATGACCAACGCCGACAGCGACAAAGGCAGTCCCGGGCCGCTTGAGCCGCTCCCCAACCCATGCCGCCCATCGCTGGTTGCGCTTGATGAGCATCGCGTCGCGCACTTCAGGAATCGAGTATTCGCGGTTCAGAACCGCCTCCACGCACGCCAGATCGCCAACCCGCCAGCAGCGCGTCGTCTCTTCGGTGTTGACCTTCAGCGCCCCCAGGTCGGCAAGGCTCGCGCCTAGCTGCTTCATCTGCGCATCTGCCGGGATCGCGCCGAATATCGCGAGCTGTTCATCTGCCGTTTCCAGCGCGGACAATCTCTTTCCATCGCGTCGAGCGCGCTCCTGCAACACCGCGTCGACACCCAGGTCGCGCCTGAGAGCGGAGTTGGAAAGCGCGAGTGTGCTTATCGCGATATTCGCATACCAAGGCTGGAAGTGGTCGAGCGCCGACTTCTTCAGGCCTGCCGTGTTGAGGACGAACTCAAGCCTGTCCGCATATGCATCCGGCAATGACGCGCGAAGATGGCGCTTCGATGTGCCGTAGCGCTCGATCAGCTTCCGCGCTTTTGCCGGATCGGTGACGACAACCTCGAGAACCACCTCGTCGGATGACTTGTAGGCAGCTTCCACGTCACCGCTCAGCCATGTCGGGGCGCTTTCAAAGCCATGCACGCCCCCGAACAGGTAGATCGTCGTGTCCGCATCGCTGACGGACCATAGCGCGGGGGATTGGGCGGCGGCCGGCGTGGCGAACAACGCCAGGGCGGCAAGGGCGTAGGTGCCGGGTATCCTCATCAGCGATTTATGCGCCCATTCGCTTCCGCGCGAAAGAACCGAATGTTCCAGGCCGCCGCGGCCTCACCGCGAACTAATCTTATCACCTCGCGCATGATTGTTGCGCAAAGCCACGCTTGCCTGTAATGTTCCGTCGCATGAACCGCCCTGACGGGGCAACAGGAGCGCCACGACATGGCATTGCAGGCTGTCAACGGATCGAAGATCTACATCGGTACGCGCGTCGCGCCCAAGGGTGCGGTCACGCTGGCGGATTTCACGGGGCAGGAAGCATCGTGGACCGAGGTCAAGGGTTGGACGCAGAGCGGCTCGCTCGGCGATACCCAGGAACTCATTTCGCAGGCCTTTATCGGTGAAGGCCGAACCCGGCAGGTCAAGGGAACCCGCGTCGGCGCCTCGATGGAAAACACCTTCGCGCCGATTCCGAACGACCCCGGCCAGGTCAAGTTCAAGGCGGCGATCGACAGTTGCTCGCCCTACGCCTTCAAGGTCGAATGGGGTGCCGGCTGCGTGTCCGATGGCGTCGTGACGGCTCCGGTCGCCACGCCGGGCGTCATCACATGGGCGGGCGGGCATGGCCTCGAGGTCGGTTCGCCGGTGCTCTTCACCGGAACAGGCGGCACTCTCCCGACCGGCCTGACCGCGGGCACCGTCTATTATGTCATCGCGGCCGGCCTGACCGCCACGACCTTTCAGGTATCGGCCACGCCCGGAGGCTCTGCCGTTGCCATCACGAGCGCGGGAACCGCCACGTCGATCAACGCCACGGCGCAGCCGGCGGGATCGACCGACCTGTTTTTTGGCCTCGCCATGCCCGGCGCCAAGAGCGGGGGCGCGGCGAACACTGCGCTGCTCCGCACCTGGGGCATCGCCGTCGACTCCAACATCGTCGAAGTCTGAACGAGCTAAGGGCGGCGGGGATCGGGTCCTTCGTCGCCCTTAGACCCGAATGACCCGAGAGAGACGAAACATGGATATCGGCAATCTCAGCAAGAAAGTTGACCTGAACGAAGGCGAGTGGATCGGGGACATCCCCGACATGGAAGGCGTGGAGCTGCTGGTACGCAGCACCAACTACAAGCCGTTCCGTGTCGCGACAGCCGGCCTAGCGCGTCGCAGCGGCAAGAAGCTGCGCACCGATCAGGGTCTGGTCGATTTCACCGTGACGACGGGCAAGGCGCTGTCCGAGCACATCCTGCTCGGCTGGCGCGGCGACGTGACGGAGGGCGGCAAGGATCTCAAATACGATCCGAAGAAGGCGCTCGCGATTCTCACGGCCGATGATGATTTCGGTCTCGGCGATACCTGGCGGCGCGGTGTCGAATATGCCGGCGATCAGGTTGCCGATCGCATCGCGGAAAAGGCCAAGGAAGCGTCGGGAAACTAAAGGCCGCCCTCCTCTGGTCGCTCGATCACTACGACGAGTGGAAGGCGGCGAAGGAACAGGCGGATGCAAACGAAGTCGATCTCCCTGAATCGTTCGAACCGCCCGAGATCATGGACGGGTATGGCGGCTGGTACGAGGATTTCTGGCGACTTTCGACCGAGCGTCAGATTGGTTTCGGGGTCGGGCCCATCCCGGCGAGCGCAATCGACCGGCACGTCGCCGGCTGGCGGTATGACGATGCGGAGGCTTTCGAGTTCTGCATCCGCGAACTGGACGGGGTCTATCTGATGAAGACGAACAAGTCAGAGGATAGCCCGCCAGCCGCGTCGCCGATGGATGCCTTCCGGGGCGCTACGTCTGGCCGCAGGGGGCGGTAATGGACGTAGCAGCGCTCTCGCTCAATATCGATTCCAGCAAGGTCGTTCAGGCCGCGAACGATCTCGATCGGTTCTCGGCTGCGTCGGCGAAGGCTGGCACGGCGGCAGGCAATCAAAGCGGCTCGATCGCCAAGCTTGTCGCTTTGGTCCAATCCATGGACGCCAAGCTCGGGGCGATCATCGGCAGCCTTGACAAGATGGCAGCCGCACAAACGGGTGCGGCAGTATCAGCGCAGAAGATGGCGTCCGCCAACGACAACGTCGCGCGGTCGATCGGCAATGCAGACAACCATGTCATCGCCTATCGCGAGCACCTAAGGGGGCTTGTTGTCGCGCAACAGGCGGCTGCCGTGTCGGCGAAAGCGGTGGGGACTGCTCAACAGAACGCAAATGCTCACGTGCTCGCTTATCAGAACTATTTGCAGGGCTTGCCGCGAGTGCAGGCGGACGCCAACGCGCACGTCGAGGCCTACCGCAGACATCTCGAATCGCTGCCCCCTGCGCTTGGGAATATAGGCAGATCGTCAGAGGCGGCTGGCGGCGGCATATTACGGTTCGCCGGGTTCGCAGTGGCCAGCGTCGTCACCATTGGGCTGCTGGTGACCACTCTCGCCGCGGCTGCTTTCGGCGCGATCGCGTTTGCCGGTGCGTATTTCAACCTGAAGGAATCGGTGGGCAAGAGCACGGACGCGCTTGGTCTCAACGAAAAGCAGCTCGATCGGCTCAAAAAGCAGGGCATCGATACCAGCGTGACCCTGAAGGACGCCTTCTCAGGTCTCGGCTATGCCATCGGCGTCGCACTGAAGGATGCCTTTGAGGGGCCGCTCAAGGGCGTCGCCGAAGCTGCATCGAAAATGTGGGACGATGTCGTCGCGTTCAGCTCGGCGGCTTTCGACACCATCGTCAAAACCACGATCGGGACCGTCGCCGCCATCGTCGCAGTCTGGTCGGACGTTCCGAACGTGATGACCGACCTGTTCTTCCAAGGCGTGAACAAGATTATCGACGGCTATAACGCCATCGTCCAGGCCGGCTGGTCGTTCTTCTTCACCATCGTCGATGCCGTGGCCGGTATTCCCGCTGCGATCGGCAACGCCTTTATGGGCGGCGTGCAGCTCGCTGGCAGCGCGTTCGATACGCTCATCAATTGGGGCAAGGCCGCATTCGCCGGACTCGTCTATCTCTGGCAGAACTGGCCGCAGATCCTTGGCGACCTGTTCATCGCTGGCGTGAAGGCAGCCTTCGCCGCCATCGTTTGGCTGTACGAAAAGAGCCGCGACGCGATCAAGGCCCTGTGGAACGGTGGCGCGGACCTTCTGACTGGCAATGTCGGCCCCGTTGCCAACCCAGCGACAGGAGCCGCAGCGGCTGGGGCGGTTAAGGCGACCAAGGCGTTCAACGATGCCGGCACCGCATATGATCGGATGAAAGCGA